TCTTTCGCATGATGCGCAACGCCCCGTCCTGCTGCCACCCAAACAAGCGGGAACGACGCCACACATGCTCGTCGCGCTCAGCCAACACCAGCTTGCCAATGATCGGAGCAAGGTTCTCGTCGAGAATTGGAAGATCGTCCTCATCCCTCAACACCTGCTGCTCTCGAATGTGCAACCCCTCCACAGACAAGGGAGATCCCCCCTCGATGCGCACAGCATCAAAAGGACGGGCCAAGACCGCCACCCGCACCACACGCAAGCGGCGGTTGTCGCTCGGCCCAAACTGGCCATCAAACTTGACCGGATACACCGCCACGCCCCACACATACGGCACGCCAATGAACCAAGGGCCATTGGTCTCGTTCGCACCCACCGTGTAGTTGATGTTGCCAGCCGTAGGCGTATAGGTGTTCAGCTTCTTCCGCTCACCGCGCGACTCCATCAAATAGAAAGTGCCAGCCGCAGTGGACACATGTGTGGTCGGCATCGTGCCACTGCCCGTCGTGGCCCGCCCCCGCGCACCATCCAAAGGCACCCCCCACATCTGCGGATGCAGAACCTCCAATGACAACAAAGGCGCAGGATCATCCCCGACCGCCTCGACACGCGACACAACGATGAAAAGAAAACCGTCGCCAGAAGCGACCGCATGCACTTTCCCGGCAGGCCGCACCTCCGGCGCATGGCCGATTGTCCAACGGACACACTGCAGCGTGCGCCCGCTCTCGCCGCTCCGCATAACCATCATCTGCCGCCAATCAAAGCGGTCTACGTCAAACATCTCGGCCGATGCACGCGTCGGAGAAACCAACAACTCCTCAGGCGCATACCGGGAGCCGGACATGGCCGCCATGGAAAGCTGGTCGGAAGCAATCTCCATGTCAGGCGCAGCAATGTTGGCCGCCTCGGAACGAACCCGCCGCTCCAATTCCGCGTTGTCAAACGACAGGCGACGCAGCGTCACGCGATCCGACTGCCAGTAGAACACCCCATCGTCCAGCGCCACCGGCTCGGCATGGTGCGCCCCAAAGTCGCCAATCAGGCGCGGCACAATGTTGGACGGAGACAACGGCTTGCCGGAAGCCGTCTCGAAATAGCGCGCCCGGTTGGCGCTCAGCACAAGCAGATAACGCGCACCATAGACATGCCGAATCTCGCCATCGCCCGAATTGGACAAGGTGACAGCAATGCCTTCCGCATCCCCGCCCTGCCCCTGATCAAAGTTGTAGTAAGCCCCCGTGCGCGACAACCACACCGCATCGGGCGCATCACGCACGCCACCGATCACCAACCGCTGCTCGAACAGGCACACGGAACGCGGATAGCCACGCCCACTGCTCCACGCCTGCTCTTCCCACCGAGACATCGCCACGTTCGGCGTCAAGCCCGGTGCCTCAAAGTCAAAGGTCGCCGCAGTCGGACTGGTATAAACCGTCATGGTCGCATGAACCCACTTGTTCGTGCTCGTGTCAAACACACGAAAAGCACGCCCCACCTGCGCCGCCGCGAAGGCAGCAGCCGACGTAGTGACGGTCCGAGCACCAGCGCCAGCACCACCCGTGTTGGTGATCGTCACCGCCTGCGGCGCATAGCGATAGAAAGGCCACTTCGCCACACTGCCAGCCTCAATGGCATAAGCCGACATGGAAAAGCTTGTTTGGCCCGTGCGCCGTATCACCTGCGGTTCCACGTCGGGATGCACCACGAACATCGTGTCAAAAGCCGTCGCCACACGCACACGCTCGATATCGCATGCGCCGAACGTGATTGCGGAACCGCACGCCGTCACCGTGGGAAGCAACGTGCCGGACGTGAGATTCTGGTCCCACAAATAGAACTGAACCACCACGTCGTTGCCGGACTGATAAAAGTAAGCCAGATAGAGGCGGTCATTGGAACCGATGAAGGTGTAGAGACGCACCTTTGTCGTTTGTCCGCCCGTCAGCGTCGTCAGGAACCACGTGCCAGGACGCGACACCGCACCGCCAGCAGCGCGCGGCCAGCAATTGACCATCCGCCGCGCCGCATTGCGAAGCTGCGGCGTGTCACGGCGGCCACTCACGTCGTCGTCCAGCTCGCCCGCAACGAAGCTGGTTTGAAGCGTGTCAATGCGCATCAGAACCGCCGCGCTCGCGTGAAAGCCCCAAGGTCCATCACCTGCGACGGACGCGACTGCGCGTTGTGCAGGCGCGCCGCACGGAATGCCGCCATCATCTGACGCTCCATCGCATCGGTCTTCTCGGCGCTCTCCGTCAAGCCAAGGCACAAGGCATGCGCCAAACGCAGCTCGGCATAAACCCGGAACCACGCTGGCCAATCATTCTCCCCAATCCGCGCCACATACGTCAGGACAGGCGGATGCGTGGATTCCCACGGCCATAAAAGACGCCGGTTGCTATGCAACCCATATTCCTGCGTCGGCTGACGCTCATGCAAATAGACGGTCATCAGCCGCAGAAAATCGGTCGGCAACTGCCACTGCGTCTTCCAACCATCCGGAGGCGTGCCCGGCGCTTGCGTCAACGTCACCGTCTTGGCCGCAAAGTGCCACGGATGCGCGGCAAACGCCATGTCGCGCTCCACGTCGTAAATGGCCAAAGCCTGCACCGCAATCGGACCATCCTCGTCCAAGCTCGTCAAAGGGCGCTCGCCCAAACGGGCCAAGGCCGCGTTGATGGTGCTCAGCTTCGTCTGCATCCATGCCCCCTAAGCGAAGGGGGAGGGAAGGTCGCCCTCCCCTCCCCCCGATCCACTCGGCGGAACCCCCCCGCTCAGGCGAGGTAGTTCTGCAACGTCGTCACAGTGCCCGCCTGCGAAGCCGAAGTCACCATGCACAACATGAAACCCGGCGTGCCGCCAGTCTCCACATGCGCCATGATGATATCGCCCCGGTTGAGAAGATGCGTCGCGCCGTTGAAGTAGCCGGACGTTAGCACCGTCGTGCGGTTGTCAGGCGTCGAGTAGAACCACAGGCGGGGCGACCGCTCCGTGGCCGTGCCGCCATAAGCCCCGGCAAAGACCGGACCCGGCAGAAGCGTTCCAAGGGTCAAAGGCATGGTCCGTTCTCCTCAGAGGTCATACAGCTTGCGCTTGACGCCAGTCTGGTCGATGAGCTTCGCGCCCATGCTCATCGAACCCACGATGTTGTGCGCCGCACGCTCGCCATTCCACGTCACGTCCACGCTGATCTCAGCGCCAATGGCAGCACCCATCGCCGTCTTGTGCCAGAAGTAGCAGAACTTGTCAGCACCGGACGCGGTGCAGCCCGAGTAGGGCATCCACGTGAAGCCAGCCCACACCTTCGACGGCACACGCGCCGTCCAAGGCTGATCACTGACATACTCGGCGCTGGAAAACTGCTGGATCCCCAGCAGATCGCCCCACGCCTCCCACGGCACAATGGCATAGGTCTGACCATCGAGCGGCACGTCGTCTTTGCCAAACGTCTCCAAGGCCGCCACAGGCCCGGAAGCCGCTGTCCACACGGACGGAGAGCCGTTGTCGATGAAGCCCGTCGCCTGGTCGGCCGCCGTGATGATGTCCTGATCCATCGCACGCCCAAGCGCCCAGGTGATGGCGTTGGTCAGAATGGCGCGCTCGTCATGGTTGATCTTCAACTCGTCGAGCTTGTCCACCAGCTCGCGCGCGTAGCGGTCGGTCAACGTGATCGTGACCGTCCCACGGTCCGCGTTCATCAGGGGGATTTCGCCACCACGCGGCTTCGAGACGGCAGAACCACGGCCGATCTTCTGCATCGTGGTGTCCATCGCGCCCTTCACGGTCTTGACGCGAACTGTCCCGCGAAGCTGCGAACCCTGACGCTGGAACGCCTCGAAAACCTCGGTCTCGTAGCTTTTGACAAAAGAAGTATCGATGTTCTGCGGCATTTCCGCTGCTCTCCACTTTCAACCCGATCCTGGTTGTCCGTCTCAAGCAGGCTCAGGGGTTCCGGCCTCCGCCGCCCCATAGCCCAGCTTTCGGGCCTGCCCCCGTATGTGACACGGGAGGGGCTTGCAATGCAAGGGGAGACAGGCCATCCTAGAACCGTCTCCGTGTTGTGGGTTTCCTTCTCCCCCAAAACTAAGGGGGGTGGAGATTGCCTCCACCCCCCTCTTTTCCTCTCAACCCTGCTTCGCGAAGAACTGCTCGGCACGCTCGAACACCGACTTCCGGTAGTTGGAGTCGGTATAGTATCGCTTGTCGCGCATGGCCGCCCGCACCTCCTCCTCGCT